CGCTTCACCCGCATCAGATGGAAGAACTGCCGCCGACCCTTCCGGTCGAACGCTGCATGGGGGGAGAATTTTCGGTTGGGGTTGTCCTGGTAGGCATCGTCCGTCACCCAATAGCGAACGGGCGCTCCCCACGAATCAGTTTCCACCCCACCGACTACGCCTGCTGTCGGGGAGATCCCCAAAGCGTGGTAATTGTTCTTGGGCGGGGTCGCCACCCGATCTGCTTCGATCAACTGAACGCAGAGGCCAATGCTGTTCTCCGGCCGAGCCGGACGAATGGGTAGAACGAAGAAAGCATCCCCGCTCTCCCGCGCAGTCCGGAGGGCCAGGGGTTGCTGCTCATAGAAATTCAGGGTCCGAGCGACATCGCAATCCGCCGACTCTGCCCAGGCAGCGAACAACGCTTCCGTGGACCTCTGCCACTCCAGGGCGGCTTCCTCTGTGATCTTCAGTGTCTCCCAATCCACCCGGGACTGGAGGGTTAGCCCCGTTCCGACAGCATTGTTCACCAGGGTATCGAGGGCACCTGAGGCCAGTGGATTATTCCGAACGAGGTCCCTGGCGCGGGCCATTGTGATTTCGCGGGGGCTCTTGCCGGGAGTGGAGTTGGCAGAATCGTTCTGCATCGCAGCCGAAAAAAGTTTCGGCATCCACGACTTGATGGAGCGTTTCGTTTGGGATGCGGAATTCCAATCCCCATTGACGGAGGCTTGCATTCCCATGACCCGGTTCAACGCTGCGCGGGCCTGGACCCGCTTCAATCCCGCTGCGGGGCTCACTGCGCCGATGAGTTTATCCACAAGGCTCATAGCGTCACCTTCCGGACACGAATCTTGCCGCCATTCTGGGCCTGGGCTAACTTCTGCTCAAGCCAGTCGATGGTGGACCTGACCTCGGGGAGGTCTGCCCGCTTCAACTGGCGTCCATTGCGAATTCCGCCGATGGTGTATTCTTGACCCGCCTGTAGTTTACGGAGAGCGTCATACCATCCGGTTAGCTGGGTTTGGATTTCCGCCTCGGTCATCGCTCAATCCCCCTGCTCAACATTCGTGGTTTTGTGGCTTGTCCTGGAATTCCTGCCCCGCGATTGATCGCATCCATCACGGCCTGGGGGTCCTGAACATTTACAATGGCCCCTGCACCAAGATTATAGACCATAAGATCCAGGACTTCGTTTCTTTCTCTATTTTTAACCCATTTTCGGTATTTTACCCCTTGACGGATCTTCATGACTGCTGACTCACCTGTAAGTTGTCTGTAAAATTCTTCTGTGAGCGATTGCGGGAAGTGGATATGGCCGGGGCCGGGGCTTGGCGAACCCTTTAATGAATCGAACAGCATGTCCTTCGCCGTGTCCGTGCCGATGACGAATACCTTGGCGTTCACGGCACCCGATTCCGAGGGCTTGTGGCCCACCAGGGGGCTCCCGGGGCTGCTTGAGCCACGGCAGGCAAAGACCCGGTGCCCCTGTCGCGCCTTGGTGTATCTGAGGACGAAATCGGCGGTATTACCGTCACCCGAGTCAACTAGGGTGAGGGATATTGGCATGAGCTTCCCCGCCTCATGAGGGAATCCCCGCTGGAGCCACCGATCGAGTTGGTGCCATGTGGTGTCGTGGATCGGGGAACCCCAGATCACGACTGGCGCGATTAGCTTATCCCCACCATCGGGGTTCGGGAGGCCGATGACCCATTTCTGGTGTTCTAACCCATGGCCCATAACCTGAAGTTCCAATCGGTCCTGCTGCACATCGACCGCAGCCGTGAGGAACATGGCCCCCCGGGGAACGATCTCAGGATAGATTTCCTCACGCGCCCGCAAGATGTTGTGGTCCACCGACTCGGATTCCGTGGCGTCGAAGGTCTCAGCGAGGGCCGTATTGACGAAGGTTCGCAGCGTATCCTGCCCACCGTGCTTCGCAGTGAGGAATTCAGTCGCCAGTTCCGCCAGGGACACCCAGGGGGAGTAGATCGCGTTCAGGTGGTAGCTCCGGATCTTCCCGGAGGACTTCTCCGGCGCATCCGCTATCCAGGTGCCCGCCTTGACCATCCGTTTGATGTCCCGGTCATCCAGCAGTTCTTCGCAGTGAGCGCATTGATACCTCGCCATTTCTGGCTGATCCTTGGGCCACTGAACACCTGCCCACACCAGGGTTTGCAGCGTTCCGCACTTGACGCAGGGCACCCAATACCGCCGCATGTCCCCAAGTTCGAACAATGCCTCGATGCGGGAAATTCCCTTCACGGTGGGGGTCGAAACCACCACGGTTTTGCGATTCCAGAATGTCGTTTGCCGCTTCTGAGCCAGGGAGAACGGATCGCCTTCCGACTGCCCGCTTTTACCCACGGACAGGGGCCAACGGTCGATTTCATCCGCGAAAATGTCCCGGATCGGGCGGGATGCCAACTGCGAGGGCGAATTGGCCCCGATTACGGTCAACTGCCCGCCAGGGAACCGCTTGTGGTAGATCGAGTCCCGATCATCCCCAACCGACTCCGAGTGCGCCCGCTTTCTGCGCTTCGCCTTGCGCCCCATGAGTTCCCGCAACACCAGCGTGTCCCGAGCCGTTGGCTCGAAACGATCCTTCATGAACGCCTTCGCCATGTCCTTCGTAGGCTGGATCACCATCATCGGGCCGGGGCGCAGATGCACGGAATAGCCCATGCAGTTCATGATCGCCTCGGTCTTGGCCGACTGCGCGGAGAACATCATGGCAATCATGTTCACGGATGGGTCGTTATAGGCGTCCATGATTTCCCGGAGGTAGGGAACCTTGTCCGTGCGCCATTTTCCCGGCTCGGCGGATGCCTCGGCGGGGATCTCACGATATTTGTCGGCCCACTCCGATACGGTGAGATTCGGGGGCGGGAACCACGCTTTGCGGAGGACTTTCCGCAGTCGCGGATCAATCGTCCTGGGTTTCTTCGTCGGTTCCGCCATCTTCCTCTGCTTCCTCGTCTAGTTCCTGTTCCTTGGAGAGTTCTTCCAATGCCTCATCCACCATCCGCTTCGCGGGGTCGCGCACTTCTTCCATGCGCGTGTCGTCGCGCAGAAGGGGAAGCAGTTCCGCAACCAATTTATCGGGGAGAGCCAGAAATTTCGCTTTCGCCGCGTAGATGTGCGACTCCCACATTCGTGCGACATCTCCCACCTCGATTAGAATTCCCTCCATCTGATCGGCCAGCATCCGTTCTTTGCGTGCCTTCTGCTTGCGGAATTCGGTATCGGGATCACGATCCTCCATCCCAACTTCCCCACCTGTGCCATGGCGTTTCTTCAGATATTCGATGTATTGCCGGATGCACTTTTCCGAGTCGAATGACCCATCGGGGTTCTTGAGAAACACCGATTTCAGGGTCATGTTCCGAACGGTTGTGATCGAACAGCCAGTGAGCGTCATCAACTGGCCTTGGGTCAGTCCTTCGTATGTGGTCATGGTTTCCCGATCATGCCGAGGGCTTTGTTGATATGCCTTTCCATAAGGGGAGGCATATTGGTGGCGAGAAAAGATTCCCCGTCCTCGTAGAATTTCCAACGCTTTGGGATGTTCACGGGCGCGTTCTTCAGGAACCAGAGGGGGACGAACTTCCCCTTACCCGAACCTGCGGCTACCCGGATTGCGATGGTGGGGACCTTAGCGTGTTCCATGAATACCAGTCGATTCGATCCTGCGCGGCTCTTGGCCATGCCAGCGAGGGCGCGGGTCTGTGAAGCTGACCCGCTTTTCTTTGCCCAGGCTTTGCTTGCGCGTTTGTTGAACTGATCCACTGCCCGCATCAACTGACCGGGCCAATTCCCCATCCCACGGTAAGTCGGGCGCTCACCCCCACTACCACGGGGCATCTTGATGTCCCCTGCGGGGTCTGCGCCCTTCTGCGGAATGCCCTGGCCGAACTTCCCGGCCTTGGGGCCGACAGCTTTCTTCCCGCCCTCGGCCTGTAGTTGCAGCATCTTGTCCAGATGCCCCACCCACGCCTCTAGTTTATCTCTGCGGGCATGTTGGGTCCGGAAACCCCGTGTGTGCCACTGGCTG